AGAAGAATCTTTTTCTTCTTTGTGCTACACCGAAGTCTTGAGCATCTAATGTTACTCCTTCTTCACCTTCTTTAGCACCTACTACATTTTCCCAAACCCATTCTTTAACTGCTAACCTTTTAAAAGCTTTTATCAACTCTTTGTTATTACTTCTGTCGTAGTAGTTAGCTTGGCTAAACTTTTGACAAGGAGGAGAACCAATGAGTAAGTCATGTTCAGGTAAGTCCTTAAGAGTAAGCTTTGTTATATCAGCTTCTATAGCAGCAGCATCGGGGAAGTTAAGTTTATAAGACTCTAACGCTTGTTTGTTTAAGTCGACTCCTGCTACAATGGTACACCCAGCTTGTTGTAAACCTTTAGAGAAACCACCCATACCGCAAAATAAATCTACTACTCTCATCACGACCACAGTAACGCTTTGTTACCTCTAAAGCTTCTTTTATGAAAGCTATCAGTAAAGGTGTCTAACTCTTGTTGTAACAGCTCCTGCTTACGGTCTATCATGTTTTGATTAACATCTGCTGCCATCTGTTGTACCCAATAAGCTACAGCTATAGAAAGAGCGTCTAAGCGGTCGTCATGAGTAAGACTGTTCTTCTCTCTTGTTATCCTTGATAGCTGGTAAAACAGCATATACTTAGTCTGTATCTCTATAGGGTAAGCCTGAGCAGACTTATAGTCTAACGTTACAACAGAAGGATCAAACACCAACCTGTGAGCATTTAGCACAGGTTCCAACACATCGACTATTCTAAGCTCCTTCTGTTTGTTATGCCTGACTTCTTCTATTGTTACCGGGTAAGTAGTACGAAACAGCGGTTTAATCAGCTCCATAAACATACCGTCTCCAAAGTTAGACTCTATGACTACTTGGTTAACTTTGTTATGTTTAGCGATACCGACAAGTTGTTGTAGGGTTTGTGTATCGTAACCACCTCTCAGTCCTCCAGCGTCAGGAACATACAGCTGACCGTTCAACATCTTTACCACAGCGTACCCCGTCTCATCCTTACCTCTACCACTAGGGTCAATAGATAACACAGAACCAGTGTACGGTATCATATCTCCTATTGTTTTAAGAGGTCGGTGGTAGCGGTCAGCCCGCAGTCCCACATTAGGTAGGTCTCTGTCAGCAAAGGTGGGATCAGATGTCCACATGACCTTTTCAGGAGCTACATCTGTGTCTACATCCATGATAATAAGGTCGTTAATCTTTAGGGGGTAGCGGTCAGCATCACTTAGCCTAGGGTTAAGCATGAACTGCAAAGCATACCCTGTCCTACCGTACGACATCTTTCTCTCTTCTAGGTCAAGGTCAGAGAACCGTAAGGGTTCCGTAGTCGTACCTTCTGTCTCTTCTGTTGTGTTATCGCCTATAAAGGGTGCTAGATCGTCTCCGTAGTGTGAGGAAAGGGTAGACACCTGTGGATACTCAGAAGGCCATATACGGGCGTTGTAGCCCCTGTCTCGCAGTTTGTTATAGATAGAGTCTTCACACTGAGGAGTACCAAGGAAGAGGATGCGGGAGGAGTCCAGTGGTTTAACAATAGCTTCAAACTCCTTTACCTGCTCATCCAGCTTGTCTCTCATGCCTTGTGTAGCAGAGTTGTTAGGTACTTCTATGTCGTCTGCTACGATGATGTCAGCACGAGACCCGGTAAGCTGTGACGATATCCCCAGTGATTTAACAGAGGGAGCGTGAGCAGCAGGAGCAGGGCCTACATCAAAAGCTATCTTACTGAATCGTTGGTTCTCTGTTGGGATAAGTCCTTGAAGAATAGGTATGTCGTGTATGATTTTCAAGGTAAAGGTGGAGAAGTCGTCTGCTCTGTTCTTACTGGCAGATACCACAAGGATGTTAAGAGAGGGGTCTAGCAGTAGCTGATGTACTACATAGGCAGAGCATATCCAACTCTTACCTACTCCCCGGAACGCCATGATAACAGACCTCTTAGGGCCGTGTTGCATATAGTCAGCTAGGTCATATTGCAAAGCAGTAGGGTCAGGTAGGTTTAGATGCTTCCATATAATGTACAGGAAGTTCTTAAAGTTCTTTAACTGTGGTGGTATCTCTAAGGGTGTTGGTGCTTTCTTGGTCTTCATATAAAATAAAAGAGTCGCCTCCGTTTTAATTCAGAAGCGACTCCTTATTGGTGTATGTAATCTGAAACAAAGAGTAGGTGTTACTTGCCGATTTGCCGTTGAACCTCTGGGTCTTCTAGAAAAGGTAGAGCTTCGATTTTCAAATCATTTAGAGGAGTTCCTTCTTCGGACATGCACTCAACACGATTATCTTTAAGGAACTTAATCACACAATTAATCAATGCAGGGTTGTACTCCTCGGTGGCCTTCATGAACTTAACAGCATCTGATAACAGATCAGCCGTCTGTCCATGCATCTCACCTAGTTCTTTGAATGACTTCATACGTTAGTTTGTTGTTATTTATCTCTCAGTAGCTGGTCGTGGTCACCGAATCCGTTCATATTGTTCAAGATTCTAGTGATCCATGAATGTAAAAGAGCCGAGGTGCTGACACCCAAATCTGATGCGATGCCAGCGACCTCCCTCTTTTGCGAGCTAGTGAGACGAAAATTAATAGGAACTAATGTATCCTTTTTCTTTTTCGCACTCATTGTTAGCTATTTATTAATGTTTAAGTCTTACGCCATTGCAGCTGTAAAGTCAGCCAATGAACCAAGATTGTTACCGTCTCCAAGAACAACGTCGTTAGCTTTAACGTCGATCAATGTAGCACTTCCGTCGTCTCCACTGATGTCAGTAGAAGCAGCAGTAGCGGATGTTTTGTAGAAAGCAAACTTGTCTTCACCTTCATCGTAAACAGCAGCGATGTTTCCGTCGTCGGAAGAACCACGCTCAATGATAAAACCAGCGTCGTTCGAGTTGTTAGTAGAACTAGCAGCTCCATCATTGATGAGCATGATAGCATCTTTGATCTCTGAGTTAGTGGTTTGTACGGAAGTAGTTGTACCATTAACAGTTAAGTTACCGCTAAGTGTAAGGTTTGTTCCGCTTACGTCTCCTGTGAAGGAAGCACCACTAAGGTTAGCTTTAGCAGCGTCAAGGTTGGAAACAGCAGATGCACGAGTCGAAGCTTCGGAATCAATGTTAGACTGAAGTGTTGTATCAGCAGAAGACCTAGCTGTAGCTTCACCACTAACAGCAGCAATACGAGCAGTTTCTTCAGCGTCGATATTGGACTGTAAAGTCGTATCAGCGGAAGAACGTGTAGTAGCCTCGTCATTGATGTTTGTTTGAAGCGTGGAGTCAGCGGATTGACGGGCAGTCTCTTCAGCATCAATGTTGCTTTGGAGAGTTGTGTCAGCACTGGCTCTTGTGGAAGCTTCACTGTCGATGTTCGACTGAAGAGTAGTGTCGGCAGATGCACGAGTACTTGCTTCAGAAGAGATAGCGTCAGCGTTAGTTTTGATCTGTGCGTCGAGAGCTTCGTCAGCTCCAACCAAAGTACTTACAGAAGTAATGTAGTTGGTAGAACCGTTAGCTGTGTACGAACCACCTGCTCCAAGACCAGCACCACTTTGAGTAGCGTCAAGCTCGGATTGAAGAGCGGAGTCAGCGGATGCTCGGCTGCTTGCTTCTGTGTCGATGTTACCTTGTAAGGTAGAGTCAGCAGACGAACGACTTGAAGCTTCGCTGTCGATGTTGGATTGCAACGTTGTATCAGCACTTGCACGGGTCGAGGCTTCCGAATTGATGTTAGTTTGTAACGTCGCTTCAGCAGCTTCCGCACGTGTTGTTTCAACGGCAATAGCACTTTTGGTCGATTGACCGATTTGATAGAATATGGATGATGTATCTGGCATATTATTAGTATTTAGTTAGTTAATGATTAGAATAAAGCGTCGTATTTACGCAGTACCGTCAGAGATGATTTCTACCCAAGCAGAACCGTCCCAAACAATAATCTTATTAGTGTCCGTCTCAAAGTAAGCCTTACCAGCAGCTGGTGAAGCAGGACGGGTGGATGATGTAATTAAGTCTAGTTTAGCCATGATGATTTATTCTTCCTCCATAGGTGCAGACCAAGCTTCGGTAGCAAGTACAGTAAGCATAGCTGAGTGACTCAGTGTGT